CCAAAACCTATATCCTATCGGGATATTGGAGGTATATGGGGTAATAAACATATATAAACACTAAGCCGATTACATATAATTCCATATAACATACTGTTATATATATATATATATATATATATTAAATAATAATACTACTTTACCTACAGAAATAGGAAGGGGGAGTAACACCCACAGGTAGTGCGGTGGTTTATTTAAAAAAAAAGGGGTGTTCCTGATATGGAATTCAAATTCGGAGTAATAAACAGCGCAAGAAGTAGTGGTAGTATAAAAAATTTTATAAGTATAAATAATAGATAACAAAACATACGGTTAATAACCGGTCTTACTCCATAGTCAAAGAGGAAAATTATGACAACTGAAACGACAGATCAAACGGCAACACAAGAAGGTACTGATACTTCATTAAATCAGGAAGCAACATTCACACAAGAGGATGTGAATAAACTCATAGCACAACGAGTAGATAGGGTTAAGAATCAATACGAGAAGAAGTATTCAAGCGTTGATATAGACCAATATAATACTTTGGTAACAGCAGATGAGGAACGAGTAGTAGAAGCCAAGAAAGCAAGGGGTGAGTTCGATGATTTATTGAAACAAACTGTTGCCAAAAAGGATGATATGATTAATTCGTTGAATAGTGAACTGAGGGATATTAAGATTAATGGTGCTTTATTAAATGAGGCTTCTCAATTAAAGGCAATCAATCCAAATCAAGTAGTTCAATTATTACAAGGGCAGGTAAAACTTAATAGTGGAAATGTTGAAGTGCTTGACACAACCACCAATCAAATCAGATATACCGAAGACGGTAATACTATGCAGGTTGGGGATTTAGTTCAGGAATTCTTACAAACAAACCCACATTTTGTACAAGCAGGTCCAAAGGGTAGTGGTTCAGGGAATGTTACTAATATAAATGGTGACACATTTGATCCTACCCAATTAGATATGACAAAGGCTTCCGATAGGGGCAAATTTAAAAAGTATCAAGCCGAAGCAGGGTTGATATAAAACCATTAACTAGGAGAAAGACAAATGGCAAACACAATTACAGACCAGATGATTGGAACAATCATCACAGCAGCAGAATTTGCTGCATATGAGAACGCAATAGCACGAGTGGTAGGAACTGCTTATAATGTGGCACCAGGAACAGGCAATACAGTTCAAGTACCAATGTACGCATCAATGACAGCCCTCGGAAAGGACGGCGGAACAGATGAATTCGCTGATGCAGGGACAGGTGCAACATCAGCATCAATCTCAATGACTGAATTGGGTGTTTATAACCGAATCAAAGATATGGATGAGGGTGCAACAGCATCTAACCTATTGAATGATTTAGGAATGCAAGCAGGTTTAGCAGTAGCACAAGGAATTGATGAGGCTGCATTTGCCAACTTCGGTTCATTCACAGGTGGAACAGTAGGTTCTATTGATGCTGCTTTAGGCATCGCTGACATTATGCGAGGGGCATCGCTATTGCGTAGTGCAGGATATATTGGACAGTATAGTGCTGTATTAAACCCAATGGCTGCATTACCGATTAAGACTGCATTAGCAGGTACATTAGCGGGTGGTGAACGAGTACTTGGTGCATATTACCTTGGATCAATTGCTGGTGTTGATGTATATGAATCAGCATCTGTTGCGATCACCGATGATGAACCTGATGTTGATTTCGAGTCGGTCGGTGCAATCTTCGTTAAACAGGCACTTGGTGTTGCAATGCGAGGTGGTATTGAGATCGAACAGCAAAGATCTGCGAAGGGCAAGGCAACTGATTTAGTTGTATCTGCTGTGGTTGGTAGTGGCATTATAAATGCTGCTGCTGGTGTACAGTTAATTGGTTCTGCGGATTAAGGTAGATGACTATAAGCACAGACAATGATATATTAGAATATTTACCAGATCTACATGATTATGGTATTACGGATTTTAGTGATGAACATATTAAGACCCGAACTGATATATTAAGAAAGTTGCGTGTTGATTGGTATCCCAAAGTAATAGGGTCATCTACTGAAATGGATGAAACTTTATTAACGGATTCCCAATTCACACGTGCTGCTGTGTTTCATGTTCTAAGTTATTATATATTACCAAAATTAACCCAATTCACAACAGAGGGTGATAGGTTTGAAAGAATGATGGAGTTTTATAAACTTCGTTATGATGAAGAGATGGATTTAGTTATTCGTGATGGCGTTGAATACGACATTAACGATGATGGGTCTGTAACTGATTCAGAAAAACCACCACTTAACACATTGAGATTAGAAAGATAATGAACTACAGGGAAGACATAGTCACCAATTTAGTTGATGTATTACACGATGCACAAAACCCACATTTTGGGTTGGTATCTAGGGATCTAATAGACCCCGACCAACTAAGTAGGCAACAATTCCCCGCAATTTATATTACTACTGCCAATGAAACCAGAGAAGATTTAACACAAGGTGGTTCATCAGGACTACGACGTGGTATTTTGGAAGTGGTATTAATCGGCTGGGTTAATGGTACGAATATAGATCATCAACGAAATGATATTATAGAACGAGTGGAAGAAATAGTCGATTTAGATAGAACCAGAAATGGCAATGCTAAATCGACTCAACTTGTTGATATTACTGTTGATTTTGATATAGTCGAACCATTTGGTAGTGTTGAAATGACATTAGAAATATATTATACATACACACGAGGTCAATTATGACAGTACAAATAACAGATGGTGAAAGAACCCGATGTATCAATTCTAGTATATTATCGGATTGGGAAGCCAAGGGGTGGCGTGCCACTAATAAAGTCAAAGACCCCCAAAAGATCGTAAAGGTCGAAAAAGTTAACAAAGTCAAGGAGAAAGAAGAATGACAACACATACAGGACAAGAAGGTACATTATCAATTGGTGGGAGTGCAATGGCATCCCTTCGCAATTATAGTATTGCGAGCAGCATTAACACAGTTGAACGCACAGTAATGGGTGACACATCCCGATCTTTTAAATCAAATTTAAAAGAATGGAGTGGTAGTGCAGATATATATTATGATGTTACAGATGTAGGTATCATACAAAGTGCAATTGATGCAGGAGTAGAAGTAGCATTAGTAGCCTATCCTGGTGGTTCAACTGCGGGTAGTGCTGATCCAAAACTAGCAGGGAACATATTAATCACTGGATTAAGTGTGGACTCTTCGATGGATGGGATGGTGACATCCGCAATTAGTTTTCAAGGCACTGGTGATTTATTAATCGCTAGCGATTAGGCTACTAAATGGCAAGGACTATTAATCAACGGTTAAAGTTTAACAGGTCGTTTAATAGAAAGGTTGAAAGGGCTTTAGATCAGTTCAGTGAGTTTATCATGACTAAAGCCCTTCCAGTTCTTAAAAAACATACCCCAATTGACACAGGAAATGCTCGCCGCCATTGGAAGAAGAAACTCAGGGGGACTAAACAGGTAATATATAACAGAATAGTATATATTGCACGGTTAGACCGAGGTTGGAGTAAGCAAAAACCAGATGGTATATTGACTCCAGCAATAAAAGAACTTAAATTACGAACTATAAAGAGTAGAAAATAATGAATAATGTATTAGATAAAGCAATATCACACTTTCGTGAAAAATTAGATAAAGAACTACACTCCTTTCATGTTGATGAATGGCAAATAGATGTGTTTTTCAAAGAGACAACTAGTTTCAAGAACGAAAGTAAAATATTAAATTTACAGCAAGAAGGTAAAGCAGTTGAGGCACTAGTGGAAAGCATTGTAGTGAAAGCACTAACGGAAGATGGAAAACGAATGTTCAAACCAGCAGATAGAGTGACATTATTAAATGAAGTTGACCCTGCTGTGCTGATTAAAATAGCAAGTGCTATTAATGGGGTTGAAGAAACCTTTGAGGAAGTTGAAAAAAACTAATAGAGGACACTGACTTATACTTCTTAATGTCATTATGCAAAGAGTTAGGTATTAGTTTAGAACAAGGGATGGAGATGTCGGTGTCCGAAATCAGGTTATGGGGTGCATATTTTAAAATAGAGCACGATAGAAACAAGGAGATAAAGAATGGCTGATGCAGTATTGACGGTAGGGTTAGATGTCAGGGAAGCAGACAGGGCGTTAGGGAAGTTCACCAAAGCATTACAGGCAGTAGCAACTGGATTAGTAGTGCGAGGATTGGTGGATCTAGCCGATGCGGCCACTTCCCTCAATAACAAATTAAAACTTGTCACAACTTCAACTGCGGAGACATCTGATGCTTTTGAGACAGTTATTAAAATAGCCAGAGACACCAGAACTCCACTAGAAGCAGTAACCACTACATACTTTAGATTGTCTAGGGCTAGTGAGGATTTAGGTATATCACAGGAGAGAGTGGCGAATATCACTACTACTCTATCACAAGCAGTAACATCATCAGGGTTATCTGCACAAGAAGCCGCTGGACCATTGTTACAGTTATCACAGGCATTCCAATCAGGTAGATTGGCAGGTGATGAATTTAGATCAGTATCGGAAGGGTTGCCCCAGGTTTTGACTGCATTAGCAACTCATTTAAAAGTACCCAAAGGCGCACTTAAAAAATTAGCATCAGAAGGTAAAATCACAGGTCGGGTATTAGTCGAAGCACTAGAAGGTGCTGCTGATAAGGTGGCAACGGATTTTGGGAAAACAACATCCACTATAGGGCAAGCAATAGAAGTGTTGAAAACTTCAACAGTTGGTTTTGTTAATACCCTAGATCAGACAACAGGCGCATCAGCCAAAGTTTCAGAAGCGATCATTAATATATCTGAAGTATTAACAAAATTTTCAGCCGATGCTGAGAGAGTAGGAGTGATATTCCAGGCATTGGGTGAAATCATTATGATTGTATTCCTACGAAAAGTCTTTGTTATTGTCAGATCAGTATTTGTTGCGCTTGGGGAGGCTACCACACAGTTCGCTGGTGATGTGCTAGAGATCGCAATCAGTTTTTCCACGATTTGGGGTAGGATAACCAGAACCAGTAGAGAAGCGATTAACTGGATTATCAGCCTTTGGGGGAAAGCAATATCATATATGAAAGGGGGGGAAACTATCCTTTCTAAGATATTAAGGGGTATTGGCATGGGGTTAGTAACCCTGGCGGTAACCATTGGTGAACTCGCCGCTTCATTCCCAGGTCTACTAACAGCAATTACAATGTTAGAGACAGGGTTTTCTATGTTCTTTGACACTGTTGAGGTGGGGTTTGAATGGGTTATAAATCAGGCTGTTGCATTAAAAAACCATATACAGGATATATTATGGGCAATAGGGGCCATGGATGAACGGGGCAACAAACCACTTATAAATATAGATGGCCCTGCACCTATTTGGGGAATGAAGCAACAAGAATCACCACTCCTATTTGATAATCTACCAGAGAAAAAAGCAATGCCGGCAAGCACATTTAATCAAGCATTGGAAGATAGAAAGAAGATTGTTGATAATATCACACAAGATTATGCAAAACAGGTCGGTTTATTGAAATACACCGGGAAAGAACTGGAATGGCAGACTATGCTTGCCGAAAAGCAAATGGAGATTGGTGGTGCATTAACCACTGTTGAACAGGGGAGGTTGCGTTACCTATTTGATATCATAAAAGCAACTGAAGAAGAACGAGAGTTACGAGAACAGATATTAACTGCGGGTGAAGAACAATTAAAACAAGTAATGAGAGGTGCTGACCCACGAATTGCGGTAGAACAAGATTATATTGATGCCAAAATAACATTAGAAAACTATTTCATGGAAGTTAGTTACATATCAGCACAAACCCAACAAGAATCATTGTCCATATTAGAAGACAATTATAGAATGAAGAAGTTTGATGCTGAGGTGGAATTAGAAAATCGGCTATTCAATATGCGGAAGAAGAATGCCAAGAAAGAAGCATATGAAAGGTTCAAGACTGGGGGTTGGTCACATGGTGAATCAATGGGGATGGCAGACCAATTAGCCGACTATGAAATGAAGACAGATACTGAGAAGAACCAGTGGATAATTAAAAATGCATCAGACACATTCGACCAATTAGGCACAATGAGTAGGGAAGCATTTGAAGTAGCGAAAGCAGCCAATATAGCGGAAGCCATTATGAACACCTACGTGGGTGTTACAAAGGCGTTTGCACAGGGCGGTATGTTTGGCTTCATCACTGGTGCATTAATCCTAGGAACAGGTTTGGCGCAAGTGTCAGCCATTAAATCACAACAATATAGGGGGCGTGCTATTGGTGGACCAGTAAATCCAGACTCATCATATCTAGTAGGTGAAACGGGAACGGAAATGTTTACCCCAAACACACCAGGACATATATCACCACTATCCGGAAATAAGACGGTTAATATCACATTTGAAATAAATGCGGTAGATAGCAGTTCAATTGATGAGTTATTGGTAGAAAGAAAACCAATGATAGTTAGTATGATACGAAAAGCAACCGAAGATAATGGATACACTAGCCTTGTGTGAAAATAATAAATATGATAAAGGACAACAAGTATGTCAGGAACATTACCAAATAATAAATTTTTAAATGTAGTTATCTCATCAAATACCCCAACCATAACAACAACAAGTGTGTCGGGTATGAGGCAAAGCAAGCAAATAGCAACCCAATTCTGGACTATAGAAGCGGACTATGTGCCATTAAACATTAAAGAATCAAAAGAAATTATGGGGTTTTTAGCAAAACAACGGAATAGTTTATATGATTTTGATGTTGTTGTCCCAAACATTAGTCATTCATCAGGATCAGTAAATGATGTGATTGCATCTAACCCCGCATTAAACACACTAATGACAGTCACTAGTGATGTAAGTGCTGGAAACAACACCTTATCATTTGACACAGCAATCAACTCATCGTATTTCACTGATTTAAATGTGGATGCATCCGAGGGGTTAGTGTCGGGGGATTTCATAACCTTTACAGGTCATAATAAAGTATACCAAGTACTAGATAATGTGGATTTTAATGGCACTGGTGGAGGCACATTTACTGTATTCCCTAATTTAATGTCTAATATATCATCGGGAGAAGAAATAATTTATAATGATGTGCCTTTTGTAGTATACAACACACAAAGTGCACAGGATATAGGTTTTACCCTCGGTGATACAACCGAAATTACATTGACCTTACAGGAAAGTATATGAGGGGGTTTGATTCAGCAACATCCGCTATATTAGCAAGCCATACTTTTATTACAACAGAACTAGTGGAACTTCATTTAGATACCCCACTCTATCTTAGCACCGCAGGGTATGATGTAATGACAGATACCCCTAGTAGTAGTGGCACACAAACTTATATAGCACAAGGGGATTTCATTGCCTTTAGTGGGGTGAGAGAGACCGATCAAGTTAAAATAAATAATGTGAGTATTTCTTTACAAGGGGCGACAGCGACTTATCGGAATATCGTATTAAATGATAATTATTTGCATAGAAGTATTAAAATATATAAAGTATTATTAGATCAAGATACCCTTGCACCAGAAGTAGCCCCAATCTTAATATATGATGGGCAGATAACAGGGGCGAGTGTAAAAGAATCACCCCAAGAAGCAATCGTGACATTAGCAACATCAAATGAGTTCTACGATTTTGAACGAGTCGCTGGTCGAAGGACAAATAATGGTAGCCAACAACGACACTACCCATCAGATATGGGGATGGAATTTAGCACCTCTGCCATAGCCGATATACAATGGGGGAAACCATGATACAAGAAGCAGTAAGTAAACATATAAGACAAATAACTGGATTATTACAACAACAAGCAGAGGAATTGGAGATGGACTTTGATTATGATGAGTGCTTGGAATCAACAAGAAGATTGTGTATATTATCTAATAGTTATGTTGTCGTTTCAGTTAAGAAAGAGGAAGTTCAAGCAGTTGCTTTTGCGGTGGTTATGAATAATGGATTTAGTACCACAAATACAGTCATTATTTCTAATATATACACCCGGAACAACGAAGCACAACCCCTAGTTAATAATATACTCGAATGGGCTAGTAATAATAACCTAACAGAGGTTCAAATTAGTTTATTTGAAGGCAATGAATATAATATATCTAATTTAACCCCAGTAATTAAAACATACAGGATCACATAATATGGGTTTTTGGTCATCACTTTGGAAAGGAATCACAACCGTTGGCGGTGCCGTAATTGGCTTCATGGTTGGTGGACCAGTTGGTGCAGTAATTGGGGCAGGTATAGGATATGGCACTGGTGCGGCAATTGAATCGTTAGTCGAGACGATGTTCAATCCGGGGTTTGATACCCCCGAATATGATATCAATCAGAACCAAGGCATCACAGTCAATAAACAAGGGACAAATAACAATATCCCAGTTATATATGGCGAAAGATATATTGGTGGTAATAGGGTCTATGTGGCAAGCAATGGAGAAAGCAATGAGTATCTGTATATCGCATTGGTATTAGCAGAAGGTGAAATCAATGCAGTGAAAACAGTTTATATTGATGATGAATTAGTATGGTCAGGAACTTCTACACATGGGGAACGATACTCATCAACCGAAGGGAAATTTAATGGTTATGTGGATTTTGAAACCTTTCATGGTACTGCCAATCAATCCGCTTCTCCATTATTAAAACAAACACCCGGATGGACAACACAACATAAATTAAGTGGACTGGTATATATTGGATTTAGGTTAAGATGGTACAAAATCGAGTCAACTGAAGACCAAGACAACACCCCATGGAGAGGTGGTATTCCAAATATTACTTGTAATTTACAAGGGATGAAAATAGCGGATGTCAGCACCTTCCCTGATTCTACCACAAGATCCACACTATACGACGATGAAAATCGCCTGTATACCGCCTCCCCAGTGAATTGCCTAATTGATTATTTACGAAATCCGATTTATGGCAAGGGGTTGGCTAATGACAAGATTGATTTCCAAGCAGCAAAAAATGAAGCGATTAGAATTACCAAATTAGATGATGGTAGCACTGCTTCATCTGACTTATTACAATCATGTAATGCTGTTGTGTTTACTGATCGGACTCTGATGGCAAATGTGAAAACTTTCTTATTCAATATGAGATCGGCAATGCCGTACTCACAGGGCAAGTTCAAAGTGTCATTGGAAGATAATAGATCAGATACTAGTAGATACGGACCAACAGCAGTCCCGTCGATGTACATAAACGAAGACCAAATAATAGGTACCGTAAGTATTGAGGCTGAATCAAATAAGACCAAATATAATAGGGTCGTAGTCACATATTTTGGTGGCGGTACCAGCACACAGGAAACAAACGAAACTATTGAGTACACATACCCAGATGTCGGGTCCACCCTAGAAGCAACATACCTTGCCGAGGACAACAATAGGGTAAATGAAATTAAACACACCTTAGAACAACACACACAAGATGCAGTGGCAAAAAAATATGCTGAAATAATATTAACTAAGTCCAGATATAGAAGCAAACTTATATCATTAACTGGAGATGCATCATTACAGGCAGTGGAAATAAATGATATTATTAATATACACTATGATGGGTTAGGGATTGATGGGAATTTCAGAATAAGAAATATTATTATGAATAATAATTATACATTCACAATAATGGCGGAAGAACACAATGATTTAGTATATGCTGGTAATCCAATCACTTATGCATCAGACAGGCGTATAACAGGGGGGGTTCAAACAACCAACTCACCAGTGTATTATGATATCATCACAAACATTGATGGAACTATCAGTGCCAATTATGATGACCCCCACGCATTTGATGATTTATTAGCAACCGAAGCATCGGATAATCCAACGCAGACACCCCGAGAGAATGTGGAAAATGTGTTGGATGATATAGGTGCTGATCTGTATGAAACCGAAGCACCTGTTGCTATATATACCCCAGAAATATCACATATTGATGCACCAAACATCACAAAAATAGTGATAGAGGATGACCCCCTTACTGATACAGAAAACACAGGTAATTACAGAAGAATAACTTTTTATTTTGATGCAAATAGCGAACCCCTAATCAACGAGGTCGGGGTATATCATGCGAGATATGGACAGGGGGCCTTATTGCGTTATTCATATACTACCAATGAAATGGCAGTTGCGAGTGGATGGTATTCCATATGGCACGTGAATACATCACATGAAGGATTATATGCATTGAAATTCAAAAGCCCTAATATCACATCAGCATTGAGTAACAAAGCATATATTTCAAATTATGATTTAGTGAATTATGCAACCATTACCTCTGTTTCTAGTGAAGTGCCTGATACTACACCATTGGCAACTCCTAATTTTTCAAAGATAGAGTTTCATGATAATGGTGGGTCATTAGAAGCACATTTATATTATGATTATGTGGATGACGGGAGAATTATGCAAATAGACTTATATGGTTCTCGTCACGGGTCTGACCCATGGGGACGAATTGCATTTTTGGATTATAATCCTACTGGATATACAGTAGTCCCTTGGGAAGTGTGGAATGCTTGGGATTGGACATTAAAATTAAAATATGATAACTCTGCTGGATACTCATCATCTCTAAGTTCTGAATATAGTAATCAGATATTCCTACTTACAACAGACCAAACCGATTCCACGATTATAACTAGTGCGCAAAACCAAATAATAATTGTACCTGAAATACCATTAGAAACACCAGTTATAACCAATATAGTGGTATCATCTGCCATTAATGCCCATAACAATACCCTTGTTTGTAATTTTAATGTTGGCACGGATGACCGCATTATAGATGCAGACTTATATTTGAATATCAATGGTGCTGGTACTATCAGCCGGTTTGGATACACCACAACTGACCTAGCCAATGGAGTGATCACATACACAGGGGATGGCATCCATCCAACAATAGAGGGCTTCTTAACTGTTAGATTTATAACGGATATTCAGATATTAGAGAATGCCGGTGACCCATATTCGTCTGCTGATAGTAATCAAATATGGATCTCTTCATCTGATCTATTAAACCCACCACAAACCGTGACAAGGGACTATAAACCCGCACCAAGCGAGTTCATTGCACCAGTACTAAATGATATTGATATATTATCACCAACTGGCGGCGCGACAACTAATCGGATACGGTGTAATTTCGATACGAATAACGACCTACGAATATATAATACAGCAATATTCACACAAATCAATGGCGAAGGTACTTGGATTATGTTACGAGAAGAGATGGGAGTGAACACCACAGGCGTTATAGATAAATACGACTGGTGGCCAGATAGCACTAACAGTGGTGCTTTATTCAGATTACACTTCCTTTCCAATAATGGCGTATATAGCCCCGGCAGTAATCAAATATGGGTGTCAAGAGATGATCTATTAAACCCACCAGTGAATATATCAAATATTTTTGATGAACCTGTATATACAGTCTCAACAGCAGCACCAATATTGACAAATATCTATATAGAAAAATCAGCAAATACCTATTACGGACAACCAAGAACCAAGATGACATTTAACTTCGGTGCTTACCCATATAACGATAGTGCGGCCGAGATACATATATATTATAAACGGAGTGACGGTTCAATTAACGAACATGCATACTTGACCTCTGCACAACAAAAACAAGCCACAATAGATGGGTATGTGGTTATTGATAACTTCGGACAACGATACGAATATGAATTTTGGTACGTGGTTTTTTACTACGGTAGTATAGGGATGGAAACAAGCAATCGCATTACAATCACGCCAGCCGAATTCACAGACTATGGAACTTATAAGACATGACACAATATATTGGAGTGAATGAAAGTTGGACTACTTTACCCTCGCAATGGGATTATTCAAACACATGGTATAATTGGAATGGTATATTCCAACCAGGTTCTACTATAGAATATATTTCAAGTGTCGTTGATCTCGGATCGGTGAAATTTATAACCCCATCTACCAAGGTAGTAACGGTAAACACATCACCAAATACAATAATAACAACCTCCTACTTATCAAGCACTGATAATGATACCTACACCGAAACTACTACCCCTGTGTTTAAAACCAGGTGGTTTAGTACTAAAGTTACAGTCCAATTACAGAGTGGAATGGAAGGAATCGAGACGGTATCAACCTCCTACACAATAAACAGTATAAATGAAAACGATGATGTCTTACTTACAAATGAAACACCAGGTGAATTATTAGTATACAACGGTACGCATTGGGAAAATAATAATATATCAGTCAACGACTTATCCAATGTAAATATATCAACTCCATCAACTAATCAAGTATTAAAATATGATGGTACTAATTGGATTAATGGAACCGATGACTCAGGTACAGGTGGTACAGGTGGTGCATCAGAAATCAATGAGTTAACTGATGTAAATATATCAACTCCATCAACTAATCAAGTATTAAAATATGATGGTACTAATTGGGTTAATGGAACCGATGACTCAGGCGGTGGTGGTGGTGGATCTGGGATGACTCTGTGGGAAGAGGATTGGGGAACTTACTCAACTACCGAACCCTTATCTTACACACTAAAAACAATAACTATACCACCGAATACACTAACAGCAAATAATATATTTGAATTTGAATACCAATTCTTAATACATGGTGGGTTTGTGAGTGGGATACCATCAAATCTTACTGCATCTGGGACTGGGTATTTTAGTGCGTACTTATCAAATAACCTATTCCCTGAATTGAAGAATCAGTTCAGTGCGTATACAGTAACCTTTAGTAATGCATGGCAAGGGGTGGGGTATAGCACTGATATCAGAATACTAAATAACAACAATGATTATACAACCATCTATGATAAGCAAACGACTGAACTTGACTCACAGTACGACACAAGTGGCATGATATATCAACAAGTTGATTGGACACAAACAGCGTATATACACTTTACTGCACATACCACTATGAATCAAACCATATCGTTGAACGGATATAGATTACTAATAAATTAAGGAGAAAACCATGACTTGGCCAAACACACAAACAACAAACAACTTAGATAACGACGCAGATAGCCCCCTGTTAGCAAGACCCGAAATATATAATGCCGTAGTAGCATTAAATGCGATTATAGCATCTAGGTCTGCTAATGATGGGATAGCATCATTAGGTGCTGGTGGTAAAATACCAGCCGGAGAAATCCCTAATTCCCTCACATCCGCCGGAACCACAAATATTACCTTATCACCGGGGTCTGGAATAACCACCGTAGAGTATGCATTGGGACTTACTGCTAAATCAACAGCGCAATTAGAATCCCTTACTGAACCCGCAGGGACATTGGCATATTGTTCAAATGGAGACGGGGGTAATGCCTGTTTGGGACTTAGTGATGGATTAGATTGGCATCGTATATCACTCGGTTCATTAATTAGTTCCACATAAACTGCAAAAATAGTGTATAATAAGGGTGATATCCAATTATGGGTATCATCAAAAGGATTATATTATGAACTTAATAAATGCAGTGGCTAAATTAAAACCGACTAATCATGTGAAGCATTTCATTGCTTTCCTCAGTGATCGGAGTAATAACGAACCCCCAATAAAATTAGAACTAACAGCAACATCTAAAGAGGTACTGATTGATGATATTCTAAGTGCAATTGATATGGGTGATGTCGATTATAAAATATTACAAGTACTAAACACCCAAAGTGATATAGAACGAACTCGTGTGTTTAATAATGAACGGGATCTACTACGGAAACCCTCTTTTTCATCCCTACCAGGTCGAACCTAAGCCGTACTACGACCAACCCTCCATATATATGGTATAAGGTATACTATGGAGGGGGATCGTCTAAAAAGTTGTAACCTGCGTGTAATTTGCCATTCTGTAACATAGATATAAACCCCTGTGATGTATCATACATCATAGCATATTCTACTTGAGGTACTTCCTTCTTCATAATGTCTTTAATTGCTTCAACTGGGAGTTTAAGGGATTTAATTCTACCTGTTGGATCAATATATTGACCCGGTAATAGGGTGGTGGCAGCAATGGCACGTTCAGATACAGGTATATAAGCGACACTATATTTCTTTTTCCATTCACCTGTCCTGTTATTCAAGTGCTTTAAACACGGGCTACTGCATTTCTGTGACCAACCCTTTTTTGTTTTTTGTATCTGAATTACTGGATTAAAATCCACAATCTCTTCACAATTCTTGCAATACCTTTTCCTTGGCTTCTCTTTTACTATTACTAATCCACAATCAGGATTGCTTAATACCGCTTTTGTTTGTTCTCTGTGTGGTCTTGCATCTGCACATTTAGTGGTTTCGTAATGCCTGTTTAACCAATCTGTATATATTTTATGATCCATTCCAATACTTATAATGATGGGAAATAGCACTTTAAAAAGAGGAAGTTACCCATCTCTCTTATGCCAATTCAATTATATATACTTTTATCTTGCTATTTAGGGGATTTTGTGATATTATATAAATACATTGTGATGACACAGTGCATTATATTAAAAGGATATTATTATGAATGAAGATGTAAGCGAGAATGTAAATGATTTGGTCGATGCGGCTGATCTTATGTTTAAGATCGGGGATGTGCAATTAGGTTATTTGTATATGGAACGGGCAGAAGCGGTAAGAGTAAAGGAGAAGGCTAATGGCTAATGCAAACGAGTTTAAACCTGGTGTAATTTATGAACTTAGATGTAATATCGAGGGAGAGTGGTATCCATTCTATGTAGGGAGAACTAGCCGTCCTGAAATACGAGTATCAGAACACCAACGAGAAGCCAGAGTTGGTAATCATCGCTTGGTATATCACTTTATCAGACAATTAGATGCTGCTGATGTTGCTTGGAACATGTTCACAATCAAGTCGTATGGGATGGAAGGGGCTAGTAATCTGGAAGATCAACATATTCTTAAATTAGTCCTAGATGGTGTTACATTACAGAATATGAAGAAAGGTGATAGTGTGTGGGCTGTTAAGCAATGTGGATTAAATCAAGATGCACAAAAAGCACATCATGCCCGTATCCATCAATTAGAGAAAACAGGGGCATCCCCAGAAGATCAACTCAAAGAAGCAATGCGGTGGCAAGATGAACTTCGTGCAGGATATAAGAACTTACAAGATGATGATGTTAATGCTGCCAAACGAAAAGCAGTAATGGACTCGTTATATGTATCCCGTGATGCGAGAAGAAGTGTTATCGAAGAAAAGAAGTTAAAGAAGTTTAACCGATTGTCCCAGAAGATTATGGATAATGCCGTTAGTGAAGACCCTCATACACAATATTGGGTAAAACAAATGGAAGAGGAATTAGAAGCCCTCACGAAAGAGTTACCGCAAATGGGGGCATCAATGATTAAACTCAAAAGGGATAAAGCACAAGCAATATTTAAACTCAAAAGGGAACAAGCACTACTAAGTCCAATTCAAAAAGAGTTACCGCCAATGGAACAAGCAATGATATTCCTCAAATGGGGACGGGACCACCCAGAAGAACTGGCAAAATACCAAGCGGAACTTGGAAATCACCCTCAATCTGCAGATTGGTTAGCAGAAGTATTACGAAAAACGGAGGGAA